AAGGTGAACACAATGGCTAAACCCTATGCAACCCGCAAGGCCTTATTTGATGAATGGCACAAAAACAACCCAATGATTTGGCAATATTTTGAAAAGTTCGCAATGGAAGCCATAAGAATGCGGCGCAAAAAGATTAGCCATTGGTTGATTATCAACCGCATTAGATGGGAAGTTTACGTTATCACAACGGGCGATGATTTCAAGATAAGCAATGATTTCATTGCGTTTTATGCCCGTTTATGGCGTGAAAAGTATCCCCAACACAAAGATTTGTTTAACATTAAAAAGATGGATGGTGAACCTTGGCAACCGGAACTAATCTAAAGCGCATCACAATCCCCGTTTCGGAAAACATTGAACACGTTATCGAAAGAATCGTGGAAGACACGGGAATTAGGATGAATTACAAGCAAGTAATCAATTTTTTGATTCACTTTTACATCAAACACGCCAACGAACCAAGAACCCAATGGCGATCAATAAAATGACAACATTGACATTTATTGCTTTATTGTGTGCCGCTTTATCGCTAATCCCGATTGGGGTATTGGCATGGTTTTTGTATAGGATGATGGAAAATGACTAAAGAAGAAATCATAAAGATGGCTAATCAAGCAAAGTTACCTCACGACTATGTTGGCGGTGGGTTAATGTGGTTAGATAAACTAGAACAGTTTGCCAAACTGGTAGCAGAAAAAGAACGTGAAGAATGTGCAGAATTGATACCTCCGCAATATTTTCATTTTCGTGATTGGATACGAGCAAGGGGACAAAAATGAAAACCAATTATCCATCTTATTGTTGCCAAAAATGTGGTGAATTGATTGGCTGGATTGGTCGTGTTATGCCGTTTCATAAATGCAAGGAGAAAAACATGAATTCATTACCAAAATATAACGAAAAAGGTGAACTAGACACTAGGTTAAGGGTAAACCCTGTAACTGGTGATGTAGGGATAGGTACGCCACAACGCACATTCGTACGGCTGACTAAAGAGGAAATAAACGAAGGTTTACTGCGATCTTTTTATGTTTTGGAGAAAGCTAAAGCGTGGCGAGATGGTGTTGCATGGGCAGAAGCCAAGCTGAAAGAAAAAAACACTTGACAACCAAAATTTATGATATAGTTTAACCACTACAAAAAGTAGTGTTTTTTGCAAAGAAACAAAAGGAATTATCATGGGTTATCCTAAAATGGAAAAAGAGCCTAAGGGCGTTAAATCTTCCGATAGAACCGGCGAAAAGAACGTTCGCGTTCCCAAAGAAGATAAAGAAGTGTTTAAAATCGGAATGAGTGGCGAAAGAGTGCCCAAGGGTGCTTTATCTAGCGACACATCCGGAGAACGCCGCCGCCCCATTGAAGGTGGTGTTGGCATGGGCAAGATGGATGGAATTGGTGAGCGTGAAGCTAGCCACATGGGGCATCACGATGGCCGTTTGGGCGAAATGAAGGGCCACATGGGTGAAAAGAACGTTTATGAACACAAGCGCGTTGCGCACGTTCAAGACGAAATGTAAAAAGCGAAATGCCCCCAAGGAGCATCAAGGGGGCACTTCTAGCCGCATCCAACTAAGAGGGTAGTTAGACATGGTTAACGAACATTGTAAGCGATGCCGGTATTATTTGGGCCATGATCTTGGCACTTGCCGCCGGTTTCCCGTTTATCAAACCCGTTCGCAAAACGAATGGTGTGGAGAGTTTGCAGTTGCCAATCCTTTGCCCGAACCGGATTCGGGCGTTTTTTCCCACGTTACAAGGGAATTAATTGATTTGCCGGTTTTAAGTGAACCGCCAAGAAAAAAGGGAAGGCCAAAGAAAAATGTTTAAGCCATTACGCGATAAGATATTTGTTAAGCCCGAAAGGCGCATTAAATCCGAACTATGGATTCAAACCGCCGAAGCGGATACTTGTGGCTATATTGTTGCCGTTGGTGATGAAGCCAAAGAAGAAGGGCTAAACATTGGCGATAAAGTGTATTTTGGAACATTGGCCAAAGATTACAAAGACGAATATTTAAAATACACGGAATTCAAAGATAACGATGAAAAGTTATTGGTGATGAGTTGGCAAGATGTGTGTTTTGTGGCAGAACAGGAGTAAACCATGCCTTTAATCAAGTCAACTAAACCTGAAGCATTTAAAAAGAACATCAAAACAGAAGTTGCAGCAGGTAAGCCTCTTAAGCAATCTGTGGCGATTGCGTACTCAGAAAAACGTGAAGCTGCCAAAACCAAAAAGAAAAAATGATCCAAATCAAGGAAAAGCTAGTATCAGAGCTAATTCCTTATGTAAAAAACAGTCGCACGCACTCTGACGAACAGGTTGCACAGATAGCGGCAAGCATAAAGGAATTTGGCTGGACTAACCCAATACTAATTGATGGCGAAAACGGCATCATAGCTGGGCATGGAAGGCTATTGGCAGCGCGTAAGCTGAAATACGATAAAGTACCTACCATCGAGTTAAAAGATTTAACTGAGACGCAGAAAAAGGCTTACATCATTGCGGATAACAAACTGGCGCTGAATGCTGGTTGGGACGATGAGCTGTTAACCATTGAGTTGAATGAATTACTGACTGACGGATTTGCGCTAGAAATACTGGGATTTGATCCTAACGAGCTAAATGCTTTGTTGCATCATGAAATAGTAGAAGGGCTGACAGACGAGGATGCCGTACCTGAGATACCAGAAGACCCAATAACCAAGCCTGGTGACATATATCAGCTGGGCAACCACAGGTTAATGTGTGGTGATTCTTGTAATATTTCAGATATGGAAAAGCTATGTAATGGACAACTTGTGGATATGTGGTTGACTGATCCACCCTACAACGTTGCCTACACAGGTAAAACAAAAGATGCACTTAAAATTCAAAACGATGCTATGGGCAACGATGAATTTAGGCAATTTTTGCGTGATGCGTATGTAATGGCTGATTTAAACATGAAGCCAGGCGCTGTTTTTTATATTTGGCACGCTGATTCAGAAGGTTACAATTTTAGAGGTGCTGCAAAAGATGCGGGATGGACAGTACGTCAATGTTTGATTTGGAAAAAATCATCTATGGTTATGGGCCGTCAAGATTATCATTGGAAGCATGAGCCATGTTTATATGGTTGGAAAGATGGTGCTGGGCATTTATGGGCAACGGATCGTAAGCAAACAACAATTTTAGAATTTGATAGACCAAGTAGAAGCGGTGAGCATCCAACTATGAAACCTGTTGCTTTGTTTGAGTACCAAATGCTTAATAATACTAAAGGTGGAGATATTGTTTTAGATAGCTTTGGTGGAAGCGGAACTACTTTACTTGCTGCCGAAAAGAATGGTCGTTATGCTAGATTAATGGAATTAGACCCTAAGTATTGTGATGTTATTGTTAAACGATGGGAAGACTTTACTGGCAAAAAGGCCGTATTGTTGACAGAATTAACACAAATTGGTTAAATTCCCCTTTATAAAATGAATAAAGAACATATTGTTACAGATGAGCACAAAAAGCTAGTGGAAAGTACAAGCGGATTGGGCTTGCCTCACGAACAAATAGCTATTCTTGTGGGAATAGACGATAAAACGCTGCGAAAGTATTACCGCACCGAACTTGATTTGGGTAAAGCTAAAGCCAATGGACAGATTGCAAAGACACTATTTAGCAAGGCGATTGCTGGGGATACCACATCGTTAATTTGGTGGACTAAGGCGCAGATGCGTTGGTCTGAAACTGTAAAGCAAGAGGTGACAGGCGCTGATGGTGACCCTTTACAAACAATCCAAGTAACATTTGTCAAACCCAATGACACCTAATATAGAGTTCCCACTAAAACTCCAATGTTTATTTGAGTCATCAAGGTATAAGGTTTTGTACGGCGGCCGTGGTGGCGCTAAAAGTTGGGGAATTGCCAGGGCGTTGTTGGTTATCGGATCAACCAAAGTGACCAGGGTGCTATGTGCCCGAGAATTCCAGACCAGTATCAAGGATTCAGTCCACAAGTTGCTGAGTGACCAGATCATGGCCATGAGTTTGACAGAATTCTATGAAATCACCGACAGAACGATTAGGGGCAAGAACGGCACAGAGTTCAACTTTGTCGGCCTGAAGAACAATGTAAGCAACGTCAAATCTTACGAAGGCGTGGATATTTGTTGGGTTGAGGAAGCCCAAAGCGTGTCCAAACGGTCTTACGACACATTAATACCAACCATTCGTAAAGAAAAGTCCGAAATTTGGATCAGCTTTAACCCTGAACTAGAGACAGACGAGACTTACAGGCGCTGGGTTGCTAACCCGCCAGACAACGCCAAAGTGGTCAAAATTGGGTGGCAAGATAACCCTTGGTTTCCCGAAGTGCTGAGAGACGAAAAAGACGCGCTCAAAAATCGTGATCCTGAAGCCTACCAGACAGTCTGGGAAGGAATGTGCCGGTTAACAGTTGACGGAGCCGTGTTTGCTAAAGAAATCCAATTGGCCGATCTTCAAGAACGGATTGGCAAAGTTCCCTATGATCCAATTAAGCCGGTTCACGTTGTATTTGACTTAGGTTGGGCGGATGCAACGGCATTGTGGTTTGTTCAATTTGTGGGCATGGAAACACGCCTAATCCGATATTTTGAAACATCCCAAGAAACAATAAGCGCCATATTGGCCAAGATGCAAACATTTGCATATGTGTTTGATACGCTATGGCTTCCACATGATGCCGAAAACAAGACATTAGCCGCGGCGGGGCGATCGATTGAAGAAATTGTGCGTTCGGCCGGTTATAAAACTAGGATTATCCCACGCACACCGATTGCCGATAGCATTAATGCGGCAAGAACTATTTTTGCCAATTGTTGGTTTGATAGAATAAATTGCGCCGATGGGCTACAATGTTTACGTCACTATCGCTATGAAGTTGATCCCGATACTAAGCAATTTAGCCGAACACCGTTACACGATCAATATTCGCATGGTGCCGATGCCTTTAGGATGCTTGGGTTAATGATCCAAGAACCTAAAAAGATGGTTGTTAAAAAACCGGTTTACGAACCTAGCAATTGGATGGGGTAATTTATGGCCGATAACCAAACGGAATTCGATCCACGGATTGATGAAGCCAAAAAGTTCTTAAAGTTGGCCAATGATGCCGATACTAATAACCGTTCGGAAGCGTTGGAAGATTTAAAGTTTGCGGCCGGCGATCAATGGCCCGTTGAAATCCAAAATAGCCGTTCGTTGGAAGCCCGCCCTTGCCTAACCATCAACAAGATTGATGCCTATGTTCGCCAAGTAACCAACCAACAAAGGCAACAACGCCCCCGCATTAAAGTTCACGGCATGAACAACCAATCCGATGCCAAGATTGCCGAAATCCTAACCGGCATTTGCCGTCACATTGAAGTTCAATCCGATGCCGATCACGCCTATGACAACGCATTTAACTATGCCGTTCGCATGGGATTTGGCTATTGGCGCATTGAAACGGATTATGTGCGTGAAGATTCATTCGATCAAGAAATCTACATCAAGCCTATCCACAACCCATTTACGGTTTATTTCGATCCCAATAGCATATTACCGGATGGTTCGGATGCCGAAAAATGCCTAATCACCCAAGTGGTTAGCAAAGAAGTATTCCGCAAAATGTATCCAGGCAAGGATGATGGCGCGGGATTTTCCCAACGCGGCACGGGTGATTCCAACGCCGAATGGGTGATGCGTGAAGACATTAGGATTGCCGAATATTGGTATACCGAACGCAAGGCGGATAAGCTATGCTTGTTAAGCAATGGTGAAAAGCATTTCCGCACCGATTTGCCCGATCAAGAAGAAATGATTGCCCGCGGCATTTATGTGATCGATGAACGCCCATCATTCAAGCGCGAAGTTAAGCAAATCATTTGCACCGCTATGGAAGTGTTGGAGGAAGGCAAATGGGCATCCAAATACATCCCTATCATCCCCGTTTATGGCGAAGAATTCATTGTTGAAAACAAGCGCAAAAAATATGGCTTGGTTCGCATGGCCAAAGACCCACAACGGATGTATAACTTTTGGAAAACCGCTATAACCGAAAGCATTGCGTTGGCACCCAAGGCCAAGTGGTTGATTGCGGAAGGCCAAGATGAAGGCCACGAAAACGAATGGGCGCAAGCTAACATTAAATCAATGCCCGTGCTTAGATACAAGCAAAAAGACATTGAAGGCGTTCCCGCACCAACGCCAACACGCATTCAACC